TACATTTTTTTGTACTAATCATAGTTTGTTCAGGTATTTCTGTTGGTATAATAGTTGGTGTACATAATAACATCCACATACTTTATATTATACATATAGAAAATATATCTATATTATATAGTAAAAATATTATATATTATATAGTAAAAATATTATATATCATTAATAAATAATAATATTATAAAAAATATATATAGAAATTAAACAGTAAAAAAATAAAAACTTCCACTCATTTTCCGAACAGTTGAACAAAAATTTATTATTGAAAAAAAAGTACCTCTTCAAAGGAGTTACTATATATAAAAATAAAAAATAAAAAAAAGGTCCGAAAATCCGTGGAAGTTTTTATTTTTTTACTGTTTGATATAGGTATAGTTTTAATTATACCCTAAACAACTAAAAAACTCGTCGATTAATCCGTGGAAGTTTTTATTTTTTTACTGTTTGATATAGGTATAGTTTTATTTTTATATAAAATGACGAAAAAAAGTCGAAAAATAGTCAAAAACTTTCCAAAAAAAATCGACGACTAAAAAACTCGTCGATTAATCCGTGGAAGTTTTTATTTTTTTACTGTTTGATATAGGTATGGTTTTTATAAATAAATACTGGTAGTATGAATAAAAAAATAAGTTTTAATACTAAACAATGAAGCTTGTATTGATAGTATTAATACTTCTCGTACTTATGATGATGTCCAGGACAGAAATGTTTACAGAACAATTTGGATTCTCTGGATACACCAAACCAGTTGGTCCAATATTCCTAGATGGTATGGAAACGGATTTAGCAGGGTATACTGAATCTGGTGAAGATGTTTCTGTAACTAATGATCTCATGCAGAAAATGGTTCTTGCAACTAATAAAGAAGTTTCTAAAAGAACGGGACTTTGTACTTATATTATAGAAACAACAGGTGTTAAAAAGTTTGTAGACAAACTTTCCAAAAATGAAATATATAGATGTCAATTCATGACAGTAAAACATAAGGGGTTTGCTATGGGTTTTGCTGTTACATCTGATATTAGAATTATTGATGACGAAGCAGTTGTGTTGAATTTGAAAGCGCAGCCAATAGATATAAATCCACCTACGGATCCAAGTATTTACCAAAAATCTATAAAGGGTAAAGAGTTTGAAGATTATACGAATGTAAGACAAAGTGAAATTGATAAAATCAAACATACACAACTTGTAGAAAAAACTGTATTAGATCCACAAACCATGTATGGAAAACCACCAGTTGATACTCCTATTGATCCAACTAACCCAGTTCCAATTATAAAACCAGAACAAGGTGCTATTAAGGATAGAATAGTATACCCCCCAAACATGTAAAATTACAAATTAAAAGTTCTTAACACATCATAATGATCAGTATCGATGAAATAACACGTATAGCTGAAAAAAGAAATCACTTGAAAAAGGAAACATATACCAAAATATACGAACAAATTTCAAAGAAGATAAGACAGTCAGTTGAATTAGGTCATAAGTACCTATTCTGTCAAATACCTTCTTTTGTTATGGGATATCCCCATTTTAACAGGATGAAGGCGTTACAATATATAAAACGTCAGTTCGAAATAGGTGGTTTTACAGTTCAGGTTATAGGAGAGTTTGAATTGTGTATTTCATGGAGACCTAATAAAAAATCTAATAAAAATGATTCAAATAATGAACCAGACGACCCAGAAGAATTCCCTACACTTATAAATCTTAAAAAGGCTGCAAATAAATACAGGAGACATGCGTGAGAGTTTAAAGTTTAATAATGTAATTATAATACAAACATGAGCGACCCACTTAATATATTAGTAGAGGCTAAGCGTGAATATATAGGTCAATTATGTTTACTTATGTGTCCTGTTATGATCGAAACATTCGAAACAATGTATGAAGAAGCTTATAAACTTTCAAAAGGTAGAAAAGTTCTTGTAATGTACCAGAAACTTTTAAAAGAAGTTCCAAATTGGAGTGACGCTTTGTCAAAAACGCATACAGATAATATAACAAATAGATGTGCGTGGTTTAACGATTTATTAGCAGCTGTTTTTGTAAGTTGTGTTAAGATTTTATCGGCAGTTCGATTAAATAAAGATAATAAGAAGATTTCTCTTAAACTTCCAACGAATGAAGTTTTCATCCAGACGTGTTACAATAACGCAGCAAAGGATTTATATTTAGATCCATATATTTACCACGAAGCACAGAACGAACATGCGAGAAATGACAAATTATACGAGAGATTTTGTGCGTGTATCGAAACGTCTGTAAAAGAACTTATACCAGTTCAACAAATATTACAAACGTATATGTCTCAATCACAAGAGGGACAAGATTTGGACGTTGGTGAAGCTGAAGTTGGTGATTCAGAAGACCCCGATCTTATCGATGGTTATGAAGAAGAAACAACAGAGGAACCATTTGAAACACCTGCAGGAGAACCTACTATGGAAGAGCATTCCATGGAAGAACACCCAATGGAAGAACACCCAATGGAAGAACATCCAATGGAAGAATCTATGGAACAACCAATGGAACCAGAAAGAACATCTCCATTTGAAAATGAATTCAGGACTATAAATACAAAGACGGGTTCTCAAATGCAACAACCACGACCACAACAACCACAGGCGGGACACCCAGAAGATGAAGGTGTACTTTTTCCAGACGCATCCGAAACCCGTGCAAAAAAAGTTGGGTATTATTAAATGGAGTTTGAAGACTATTTAAGAGACCCAGCATGGGCCGGTATAATTGCCGGTATGATAACTGCCGGATATATACATTTCAAGGCAAAAATTAATAACGAAGGTAAGCTTCCAGTAAGTGCATATGCAAAACCAGCAACACTTACAGCAATTTTAGTATTTTTTATCGTTACCAATGGATTAGGTAAGAAAGAGACCATATCAACAGAACCATTTTAATTTTATAACTTAAAGATAATATACGTCATTACTATATAAAAATGGCTTCTGTGACTGCATTCAATGATATGATGGGTCAATTTCTTGTGGAATTACACAAGACATTTCCAGAAGAAAAAGGCTTGAAAAAGTGTTTATCCGCTTTCGATTTGATGAAAGAGGCTAACCCAAGATTAGTTGTCGATGGGTTTATGAACGGTGTTACGCCATACGCTGAAAAAATTTCAGCTAAAGATGAAACATTTTTCCTTAATGAATCTAAGAATTTGGATTTCATGAAAGGTGTGGATCTCGAAAAACATTGGGGTTCTGCTTCCGAAAATACAAAAAATGCAATTTGGCAATATGTTCAGACATTATACATGCTCGGAACCACTATAAGTTCCATCCCAGAAGAAACTCTTTCCATGATCGAAACTGTTGCAAAACAGTGCGCCGATAAAATGGGTGAAGATGGAACCGAACTTGATGAAGCTGCTTTGATGAAAACTATGCAGGGTATGTTGGGTGGCATGATGAAAAAATAAACTCACTATATATAAATGACATCTTGGTTTGAAGATCCAAAACAATTGGTTCGTGTAGACAAAGTTCATGAATTTTGGCCATCAAAAACACAATCTTCAGCAGAGCGTGTTAACGCAACTGCTCGTTTTATCATTTATGCAACGTGTATAATATATCTTATAAGGCGTGATCCACGCATTTTCGTTTTAGGTGCAACCGTACTCGGCGTTCTTTATATAATGGAAAAGTCTGATATGGTTAAAGAAGGTGTTGCAAGACCAACACACGTGTATAATAACGAAGGTAAACCATGTTCTATGCCAACAAAGGATAATCCCATGGGAAATGTGCTTATGTCGGATTATACAGACAGACCAGATAGACCACAATCATGCCATTACCCAACTGTAAAGGCACCAGTAAACAATTTCCTTACAGGTGACATTAAATACGGCCCAGGTCGTTCGCGTTCATCTATGCCCGAATATCAAAGAAACGGGTTATCTAGACAATTTGTAAGTATGCCAGATACATCTTTAGGTGATACACCTTATTACGAATTTATTCATGGTAGTAGAAATATTGGTACGTGTCGTCAAGACAATACAATGTGTAATCCAGACGCGAGAGGGGTTCAGCTCGAAGCATTTGCGGGACTCGATCCAAACGGTGATAAAAGAAGTGGTATGCACAGAGGTTCTGGATTAGCTGCCGGGCATACTTCGTAATTTTAAATGATTTAATAATAAAGTAGTAGATACTCGATTTCCATAAACAAAATCTCTTGTTATAATAAATGGCGTATCAACTCCAACCAGGAATGAAAGTTGTTCAAGATCACGCGGTTCCATCCGTATGCGCATCTGAAGAAGTCTTAGTATATCCCCAGCCCAGTACTCTTAACTATGTTTCAAGTCGTCCAAATACTATGTTATATGGGACTGCTCCATACATGGCAGGTAAAGGATCACCAGCAGAATATATTAATACGTCTGACGAACTCAGACCACAATCCACATCTCGTTTTAATAAAGTTTTAGCGAAAACATACGAAAGAAATTTTCACCCACTCCAAAATGTTGAATGTAAATTACCACTTCAAACACAAACTTATGATGCAACAAGTACACGTGCTGATACACAAAATGGTTTATTTCAGCAAAGATACCTCAATAAAAATCTCGCTAAGAAATAAGAATGGCTGACCCTATCTCTATAATGGCTATAGCCGGCCTAGTTTATGCCGGACGAAAGTTAAGTCAATCAGAAGAAAAATATTCAGTAGAAGGTAATCCTATAGAAGAACAGGAAATCGTTTCGGAATTTTCCGACATAGATGTCACTGCACCACCCGGGTATTTAGGTCCTTTATCACCACTCGAAGAACCAATGTACCAAAATAAAGAAGAAATCGGTTCATTTGCCGATATTTCACGACAACAAAGATCGTCTGGTGGGGAGGTTTTAACGATGAGAAACCGCATGTATGATGCAGGGAGAATGAATAACCTTTCTCCAGTTGAAAAACAACTCGTTGGCCCAGGTTTGGGTGTTGGACCAGAAGTACCCGCTTTTGGAGGGAACCAACAATTATTTCGTGTTAACCCAGAAAATGTTGGTGCGTATCGTTTAACAACTTTACCAGGTAGGTCTGGACCAGCATTTGATTCGAAAGGTGGTAGACGAGGTGTCGTTGGGAAGGTTTCGCAAAATAGACCAGAAAAGACGGCGTTTCTTCCAGAACGTCTTCCACCATCTGGAGGTCGTGCTCAAGGTATGTCTGGTAGAACTACACGAGCGGAACATGAACGTACCAAGAGAACAACCAATAGATCCGAAACGGGTTCTAGAACGGATACTTTGGGTTTTGCAACTGCAAAGAGAACGGTATCTGCACTTACACGCGCACAAGAACCAACACGTAATAAAAAGGATGGTAACATCGAACATTATCAATACAGTAATCAACCAGCACCGGGTATAGCTAGTTTTGTAGGTGGTTATTTGAATGCACCAGCTATCAAAATTGGTGAAAAGAGAACATATGGTTCCATGCATACAGCAGAAGAACTTACTAAATATGGTTTCAGACCAGATGATCGTCGCGGTAAGGCTGGTCGTGCAGCGGGTCCCGGTAGAATGAATGTTCGAGCAGATGCACTTAACCAAGGTGGTATGGTTACAAGTGTTCGTTCCGATACAACGAGAATTGATGGAAGAGTAAATGCCGCGAACGGGGCGTGGACACAACAATACAAAAACAACGATTATCACAAATTCAACGCTTATAAAGGTCACGAAAATCCAAATGCTTCTAATATGAGTTTAGACACAGCTAGAAGACAACTTGCGAGTAACCCATTGGTTCATAGTCTTTCGTAATTAATTATATAAAAACGAGAAATACACTCATTAAAATAATAGCCCGTTATTTTAATGAAGGTACATACTCTAGACATAGATAGTGGCGAACGCGAACCCATTTTGTACCCAGATCCTTCTGATTATGTTGTACAACTTAAAAATCCAATTTATGACGTTACAAAGATATCACTTATATCAGCGCGTATACATAATAGTCAATACTTGATAAACTCCAGGAACAATCAATTTGATATAAACGGAACAACTATCACTATACCTATAGGAAACTATAGTGGTAAAGATTTAGCACAGGCTGTTGTCACTGCGTCATCTGTTTTAACGTCCGCACAATTCGAAAAAGAGACTAATGCTATAACGTTTACAGGTAGTGCCCCATTTACATTTGAATTTTATGGTGGTACAAATGGATATGCATCTGGTACACCTGGATATACAACACCACACGATATATTAGGGTTACCAGCAAGTAATGTTTCTTCTACAGGTAATACATTAGAAACGGGTAGTCTTAATTTACAAGGTGCCGATGCAATTATTGTTAAATTAAGTAGTGGTTCTGATGAATTTAACAAAACTGTGTTTTCGGAAACACCATTTTATACAGGTCGTATACTTTTCTGTGGTGATGTGATTAATTATTCGGGTGTTGATGATGCTGTGGAACATAATTTTGATTCTGGATCACAAAAAACAATATCGAGTTTACGTGTTCAGTTTTATTATAGTAGTAATAACCGTTTAATACCATATGATTTTAGAAACGCAAATCATATACTAAAACTTGCAGTAACATGTTCTACTGATAAACTTGAAAATGTAGCTAAAGTGGAAAGAGACTTTTCTCTTCCACCACCTATGAGTATCCCCGAATTAGAGGATCCGCGTAGATGGGATGCATTTATATCTATATTTTTAGTAGTTGCAACCGGTTTATTTTTATTACTGGTTATGCGTAAACCGAGACTTAACGAGTAACCGCGAAGACTGGTTGGGATGGCTTCGTGACCTTCGAGGAGAC